GCTAAATGAGTGGTGGCAATTACTAGCCTATGGAGCAGCAGATAAAATCTTTGCTGACAATGCTGATTTCGAAAATATGACGAAATTCAGACCCCTTTTAGATGAACAGATGAATTTGGTGCTTAGAAGAACCATTGTTCAGCAAACAAGCGAAAGGACTGCGACTATTTATACTGAGCAACAAGGTCCTGGACAATTTCCATTTGGTAATCTTTCGAATAGTTTCTAGTTAAAATAATTATTTGATACGATGAGGTAAATATCAACCTTTTCGAGGATCCATGACGTTCAATCCAAATATTCCACAGCCCAATGATCTAATTTCAGCTTCACAGGCTCAAATTCAGACCAACTTTGCTCAAGCTGATACAGCATTTGGGATAGACCATACCCCATTTAGTACTTTAGCCAACCAGGGTCAACATAAACAAGTAACTCTAATTGCTCCAATTGCAAATCCAAATCAAGCTGGAAACATTTCTTCAGTTTATACAAAAACCTCTGGAACTGGTGTCGAGCTTTTCTATCAACATGGCACAGCAAATAACGGGGTTAGTCAATTAACAGGTGGAGGCGTTACAGCAGCTGCTTGGTGTTATTATGATGGAACGAATTTAGTTAACAGTTTCAATGTATCTTCTGTTGTTTATGGAGGCGGTGGTGGTTTTACAGTAAATTTCACACGTCCTTTCACAAATGGAAATTACGCAGTCATTGTCACCCTAGATATTGATGGAACTGGTAAGAATGCTACAGGTATTTTAATTACTGCTAGAAATGCTGCATTTGTAACTTGGACTTCAAGAGCACAAGATGGAAGCACATTTCAATTTCCTTTTAGCGCAGTATTTTTTGGAGTACTCGCTTAATGAGCGGATCATTCGCAATTGTCAATTTAAGAGATGGAATTCGAAAAGACATAGAATCTTTTCTAGTTGAAAATGATTCATTCCCAATTTTGGAAAATGCTTACCTATTTCGTGGCCGAATTGTCCGAAGATCTTGTTTCACAGCTGTTGGAACTGATGGTAGATTGAAATTGTCACTCGGCAATACAGGAGCCTCTCCTTTTGTTGCAGTTTTGTTAGATGGAACTGGTGGATTGACAATTCCAGAAGGGGTTGCAAGTTTTCGAATTGGTAATGTCATTTTAACAGATCCAGGAGGAGCTTCTCCTGTTGCATTGATAAGCACAGATCCACTTTATTCAGGAACATTAGATCGAACAACTGGGGCATTAAGTATTGCCCATCCGGTAATTGCCCCAACACCTGTTATTTATGTCCCAGGCCTTCCAGTCATGGGACTGCGAATTCTTGAACAGGATGCGATTAATAGCGAACAATTAATAGCCTTTGATACTAGATACACTTATAAATTTGATGATGGTACAGGGGATTTTGTTGGAATAAATAATTTTCAAACTCTAGCTAATTTATTTGTTTGGACTGGAACAGATTCTGATCAATTTTGGACTACTAATTATAGAAAAGCTTTTTGGGCGACAAATAACATTGCAGGATTACATCCAGCTCAAGATTCGACTGTAATAGCTGAGGGTGATGGAATTCGTTGGTATGGAACTGAATCAGTTACATTGAACACAGGATGGGCTAATTTTAATCCACAGTTAACTTCAACTCCTACATATTTGTTAGGGGCTTTAATCATTTTACCATATAAAGATAGACTTGTGGTTCTCAATACCATTGAAGGAACAACCTTAGCTGGTAAAGTTAGGTTTGCCCAAAGAGCTAGATGGTCACAAAACGGCACTCCTTTTTATAGTCTTTTCCCTGTAAATCAATCTGCACAAGTAGATGCTTGGAGAAGTGATGTAGTAGGTAAGGGTGGTTTTATTGATGCCCCAACCGCCGAATCTATAATATCTGCTGAATTCATCAAAGATACATTAATTGTCTATTTTGAAAGATCAACTTGGCAACTAGTTTATACGAATAACGAAACACTTCCTTTCATTTGGCAAAAGATTAACACAGAACTTGGCACAGAATCTACATTTAGCATTATTCCATTTGATAGAGGCGTTTTCGGAGTTGGAAATTACGGAATCATTTCATGTGATTCAGTGAATGTTATTCGAATTGATCAAAAGATTCCTGATGAAGTTTTCCAAATTCAAAACGTAAATGAAGGTGTTAAAAGAGTTTCTGGTATTCGCGATTACAACGCTCAATTAGCTTATTGGGCATATCCAATTCGAATTGATGAAGATGGTGATTCAGTAACCTATGATTTGACATTTCCCAATCAAGTCCTCGTCTATAATTATTTGGATGGTTCATGGTCTGAATTCGATGATTGTTTCACATGTTTTGGATATTGGCAAAAATTCGCAGATATAACTTGGGCCCAACTTCCAGTTTCATGGCAATCTAAACAAGTTGCTTGGAACTCTGCTGTTCTTCAAGGAAGATATCCTGATGTTATAGGAGGGAACCAACGAGGCTTTGTTTTGGTTTTCTCACAACTACAAAAAAACGGTCAGAATGTTCCTAGCATACCTATTTCGAATATTACAACGGCGTCATATACAATTTTTGCTCCTGATCATAATTTTACTAATAATCAATATGTTATGTTCACAGGAATCCAAGGGGTTGTTAGCACCAATACAGGTGGGACCCCAAATGATGTTATTTATAAAGTTAGTCAAGCTGCTGTCGATACATTTGTCGCAGTCCCTGTAAATCCACTTTTAGATGTCTGGTCTGGAACGTATACAGGTGGAGGAGTAATTACGCATATTCCAAATATTGCGATTAAAACAAAAGAATTTAACCCTGCATTCTTAGATGGAAAATCGATGCGTGTGAATTACATCGAAATGTATATCGACAGGACAACAGATGGTGAAATCACAGCTCAATTTTTCACATCTGACAATACATCAAATCCAGTTGAAACAGTCACAATTTCAACAGCGCCAGAGCCGATGCCAACTTACCAAACTCCAAGTCCAAGTACGAATTTCGGATTGCAGCAAAATAAGATTTGGCATCGTGTTTATACGAACGCTTATGGATCATTTGTTCAGAATCTTTTCACTTTAGACGACACTCAAATGAGGGATTTAAGCATCGCAACATCAGACATTACAATTCATGGATTGATCTATTACGTTTCATCAACTGGCAGGATTTCATATGACCTTTGATCCTTCCAATTCACTAGCGCCTTATTTACAGACGAGTGTCTTTTTCCCGGATGAATTTGATGAATTTAGAGTTAAATTCTTAGCTCTTTATAGAGATATTGCAAGCAATGTGAATGTTAGACAAATTGGGGTTTTTGATTTAGAGGAATTTCTTACAGGAGAACGCTGGTTCATTTCTGGTGATCCTCAAAAGAAAAGACAGACATTTCGGAAAGTATTTGAAGGGGGGCCTTATGCTGCTGGGTCTGTCAATATCATTCCTCATGGAATTACAGGGATCGTTGAATTTACCCATATATATGGAACAGCAATTACAGGAACAGCTGGAGTGGGAGGTTTTATCTCATTGCCGCTGCCCTATGTCAACATTACGGCTATAACAGCTTGCATAGGATTAGAAGCTGATCCTACGAATATTTATTTGGCTTTAGGAGCAACTGGTCATAATATAACTAGCGCTATTATAGTTTTGGAATATTTGAAGAACGCTTGATGAAGGGGTCGAACCTTCGACAAAAGGATTAACAGTCCTTTGCTCTACCTCTGAGCTAATCAAGCATTGCTAGCGAAAGGACTTGAACCCTCAGCCGACCACTTACAAGGCGGTTGCTCTACCATTGAGCTACGCTAGCAAAAGTTCAAAATAAATCAGAATGCGTGCCCAGTCTACAAAAAATTACATGAGTGTTAGTTTTCTTATAAACAAGTAGCCAATCAGGCTCAATATGACATTCCCAGAAACCTTTGTATTCCCCTAATAATTTGTGATTTTTGTTTTTCATTGGAAGTGGGATTTCATCTATCAATATTTTACAAATGATGGTCAATTTCTTA